CAAACGCCTGGCCAAGCTGATGGAGAAGGCCGGCCTGGGCACTGCTGGTGACGGTGATGCCCTGGCGGTGCTGGCACAGGTACGGTCCAGGATAGCTAAGGTCCATGAGCAGATGAAGAAAAAGAAGTCCTATGTGGGGGATGGAGAGGTCCGGACGCTGGTTAGCATGGAGAAGGCGTATTATTCTCTGTTCCTGACCTACGCCAAGCAGTTTGGGCTGACGCCGGTGGGCCGGGTGGGCCTGACGGTGAACGCGGACACCGAGGATGGAGAGGACTATCTGCGATAATGCCGTTTGACGAAGCCAAAGCAGATCGGGTGATCAAATTCATTGAAACCCACTGCACCCACACCAAGGGTCGATGGGCAGGTGTGCGGTTTCAGCTGATCGATTGGCAGCGGGAGCTAATCCGGGAGTTGTTTGGCCGAGTCAAGCCCAATGGATTGCGTCAATACCGGTTTGCATATCTGGAGATACCCAAGAAGAACGGCAAGACAGAGCTATCCGCGGCTGTGGGGCTCTACATGCTGTGTGGGGATGATGAAAACAGTGCCGAGGTTTATAGTTGTGCTGGTGACCGGGAGCAGGCATCCATTGTGTTCAACTGTGCCAAGACCATGGTTGAGCAGGATAAGACGCTATCCAGCCGCCTGAAGGTAATTGACAGCAGGAAAAGGATCGTCTACCACAAGCGCAATTCGTTCTATGCGGCCATATCAAGCGAAGCATTTACGAAGCACGGTACCAGTCCATCTTGTGTGTTGTTTGATGAGCTACATGCACAACCCACCAGGGAATTGTGGGATGTGATGACGGCTGACACCGATGCAGCCAGGGGCCAGCAGCTGGTGTTTGTGACTACTACAGCAGGGGTGTATGATCTACTCAAGATCTGCTGGGAAGTCCGGGAACACGCCAGGCAGGTGAAAGAAGGCACCATCGAGGATCCGGAATATCTGCCGGTGATCTATGCAGCCAGCCCTGAGGATGATTGGGAATCCGAGCAGCTATGGAAAGACATGAACCCCAGTCTGGATGTGATCTTCGATCTGGATTACATCCGGAAAACGTATAGGGCAGCCAAGCAGAATCCGGCCATGATCAACAATTTCTTGCGGTTCAGGCTCAATAGATGGGTCAACCAGATCACCCGGTGGATGCCGATGGACCACTGGGATGCCTGCGGCATGACGTTTGACCAGGATGAGTTAATCAAGCGCCCATGCTATGGGGGCCTGGACCTGTCGAGCACCACGGACCTCACGGCATTCCTGCTGGTGTTCCCACCCAAGGACAAGGGTGAACGCTGGAAAGTGGTCTGCCGGTTCTATGTGCCCGAGGAAAACATCATGGAGAGGGCCAGGAAAGACCGTGTGCCCTATGATCTGTGGCGCCGGTCTGGACTGATAACAGCCACCCCTGGCAACCGGATAGATCATGCTTTCATCCGTCGAGATGTGGTCAATGCGGCCAGCATTTATGACCTGAGGGAAGTGGCCTATGATCCGTGGGGAGCGGTGAAGCTGGCCAATGAGCTGGACCAGGAAGACGGAATAGCCATGATCGAGCACCGGCAGGGGTGGAAATCTATGAGCCCACCTATGAAACAGCTCCTGGCCATGATCCTGGGCCATGAGATAGCCCACGCTGACAACCCGGTCCTGCGGTGGTGTGCTGACAACCTGGTGGTCAAGATCGATCCAGCCGAGAATGTGAAGCCTGAGAAAGACAAGGCCAGGGAACGCATAGACGGTGTGGTGGCACTTATCATGGCGCTGGGCAGGGCTGTACTCAACCAGGACCGCAAGAGTGTATATGAAACCAGAGGGGTTATTGCATTGTGAACCTAACTGATCTTGGTCTGGCCATACTGCACCCCGTGATATTCGGGAAACACCTTGCAACCAGGGCCAGAACCAGCCCACCCCCATCTGATGATTTCTGGTATAGAACGCCGGCACAGCCCACACAGGCTGGGGTGGACGTGAATGAATACAACAGCCTGAATCAATCGGCGGTGTTCAATGCGATATTGATTATTGCCCAGACCATAGGCAGCCTGCCCTTGCATCTGTTCAGGCGCAACGGTGAAAACAAGGGCACCCTGGCCACCGATCACCCGCTGTATGATGTGCTTCACAGCCAGGCCAATCCGTTTATGTCGGCCATGGCAGTACGGGAAACGGCCGGCAATCACATGGTGTCCTGGGGCAATAGCTATCAGGAGAAGGTCAGGGACGGTGCCGGCAGGATCCGGGAGCTGTGGCCGATGACACCCAACAGGGTCAAGGTCGAAGTCCAGGCGGGGCAGCCGGTCTATGTGATCACCATCAATAACCAGGAAATCAGGCTGACCAGGGACCAGGTGTTACACATCCCTGGCCTGGGGTTTGACGGTTTGATGGGGTATTCCGTGCTGAAGATGGCGAGGGAATCCATTGCCATGGGTCTGGCAACTGAGCAATTTGGGGCCCGGTTCTTTGGAGAGGGCACCCACCCATCGGCGGTGGTCGAGCACCCCCAGGCACTGGGGCAGGAAACGCATGATAGGCTAAAGGACAGCCTGGCAAATGCCTATAGTGGGCTGGGCAAATCACACCGGTTGCTGATCCTTGAGGAAGGCATGGTGATGAAGCCGATCACCGTACCCCCCGAGGATGCCCAATTCCTGCAGACCCGCGAGTTTAACGTGGTCGAAATAGCCCGGTGGTTCAATCTCAATCCATACAAGCTCAAGGATCTATCCAGGGCCACGTTCAGTAACATCGAACACGCGGCCATTGACCATGTGGTGGACAGTATCAGGCCGTGGCTGGAACGTATCGAGCAGAATTATGATTACCAGCTACTGACGCCGGCAGACCGGGCGGCCGGGCTCTATACCAAGCACAGCGTCGAGGGTCTGCTACGGGGTGACAGTGTTTCACGGGCAGACTTCTATCAGAAATTGTTTGGCATCGGTGCCATATCACCCAATGAAATCCGGGCCCTGGAGGATCTAAACCCCTATGATGGTGGTGACCAGTATTTCGTGCCCCTGAACTATCAGACTGTGGAAATGGCTGTTGCACCGCCCGAGCCCATCCCGGTCCAGCTACAGCCTGGGGATGAGGAACCAGAGGAAGACGAAGACCGGCAACGCTTGATAGAGCACCAGCAGTATTTTCTGGAGTCTGAGGAACGGACCGTGGCCGGCAGGGACCGGACACAACGCATGTTTGCCCCGGTGATCCTGCAGGCAGCACGGCAGATAGTGAGCAAAGAGACTATCCAGGTCAAGCGACAGGTGAACAAACTGTTAAAGCAACGCCAGAACGTGGAAATGGCAGCCTGGCTGGACACCTTCTATCAGGCTCAACCGGCTGAGATTAAGACTGCGATCGGGCCGGCATTCCGATCCTTTGCAGAGGCTATCCAGGCACAGGCAGCTCTGGAAGTAGGGGCAGAGGTGGGCCTAACGCCTAAGCTGGAACAGTGGATTGCGGGCTATATCGATGACTACGCAGTGAGACATTCTGCCAGCAGCCATGGACAGCTAGCCAAGCTACTCCAGGCAGAAGGCGGGGAACTGGAAGACCTGGAAACCCGGGTGGATGAATGGCACCAGACCCGACCGGAGAAGATCGCAGCCAATGAGGGGGTCCGGCTATCCAATGCCATGGCAGCCACAGTATTTTGGGGTGCCGGTTTCGTGACCGTGTGGCGCATCCGGGGGCCTTCTACATGCCCGTATTGCACCAGTCTGAACGGGAAACGGGTATCATCTGGGGGCACGTTCCAGGAGCCTGGCAATATCATACTGAAGGGCCAGGTGCCCATGAAGATCCGGACCCTGGTGAATAATCCTCCCTTACACGCCGCATGTGACTGTTATGTTAGTCCTGGTTAAGAAATGCACGACATGTTGTCAGGTGTATCCGGCAACCGTTGATTATTTCTATTATGAAAAGCGGGGCAAGTATGGCCTGCGTAGTAAGTGCAAGGCATGTTTTTATGAGCAATCAAAAGTATACAAGGCAACACCCAAATCCAGGGCGCAGCAACGAGAAGCAAGCCGGTTATACTATAGTCAGAACCGATCGCTATACGCCGCGAAGTGGAAGAAATACTACCAGGAACATAAAGAGCACCTGAAAGCCAAGGACCGAGAATATAGAAAGCGTAACCGTGAGCGTGCGAGAGTCCTAGATAGAAAGCGGAGGGAAGATCCTACATACAGAATGGCAAGCAATATGTCCAGGGCTATCAGGCAGAGTTTGAAGCAGAGGGGTCGGGTAAAGCCAACGCGATGGGAACACTTGGTAGGATATACGAGAGAAGACCTGAAAAGGCATCTGGCAAAGAGGTTTCAACCGGGCATGAGCTGGGATAACTATGGAGAGTGGCATATCGATCACATCATCCCAGTATCGGTATTCAACTATAGCAAGGAAACTCATCAGGATTTTCAGCGGTGTTGGGCGCTGGATAATCTGCAGCCATTATGGGCACATGATAACATGACTAAACATGCGGTATTGTCAAAGCCATTTCAGCCGAGCTTAGCAATGTAAGCGGGGAAACATGAAACAGGAAACCAGATTTAAGACCACCGAGCTAAGGGTAACCAAAGCGTTTGGTAAGCCACCGATCATCAGCGGCTATGCCCTGGTATATGAGCGAGAATCCGAGCCCATTGGCGGGATGTTTGTCGAGAGAATCCGCAAGGGGGCAGCTAAGAAAGCCCTGCGAAAGTCGGACACCCGGGCACTGATCAACCATGATGACAACCTGATCCTGGGCAGGAAGTCGGCAGGCACCCTGAAGCTACGAGAGGATGATACCGGGGTATTCATGGAGATCGAGCCACCGGATACCAGCTATGCCAGGGATCTGATGGTTTCCATAGAACGGGGTGATATTCAAGAGCAGTCTTTCCGGTTCATAGTGGCCGAGGGCGGGGATGAATGGACGGAACCACGGAGCAAGATGCCAGTACGCACTATCACGGAGTTTCTGGCTATCGATGATGTATCTCCGGTGACGTTCCCCGCATACCCAGACACCACTGTGGCCGTTAGAAGCCTGAAGCAAGCTAAAGACGCCGTGACCGGCGCAACGCAGGTGTTAGACATCGTGACCGATGCAATAGGCAACCAGAGCGAAAGCGTGTTGAACTACTGGAAACAGGAGGATGAGTAAATGGACCTTGAGAAACTAAGGGCCGAAGCGCAAGAGATCCTGAAAAAGATGGATCAGCGCAAGGCCAATCACCTGGCAGCCGGTACCGAGCCGTCAGCTGATGAACGTGCCGAGGTCAGAACGATGATTGATCGCTATGAGGAAATAGAAGACATCATCAAGACTGAGGAACGGGCAGCGGCATTGAGTGACAGGACGGCCGAGATTCAGGCACCGGTGACCCAGGAGACAACAGAGGAAACCGAAACCAGAAGGGCCGAAGCCAGAGAGGTGGATAATCGTTTCGGTAGCCTGGGTGAGATGCTGATCGCGGTTGCCAGGGCAGAGATGCCCGGGGCCATGGTTGACAGGCGCCTGGTGGAAGCTCGAGCGGTGACGGGTCTGGGTGAAGGTGTGCCCAGTGATGGTGGCTTTCTGGTAGGTACGGACATGAGCCAGGAGCTGCTGAGCAATGCATTTGACACCGGCCTGCTATCAAGCAGGGCACGGCGCATCACGGTGTCAAGCGGTTCCAATTCCATCAAGATCAACGGGATTGACGAAACGTCGAGGGCGGCTGGTTCCAGGTGGGGTGGTATTGTGGCCTACTGGACTGCAGAAGCCGGAGAGAAGACGGCCAGCAAGCCGAAATTCAGGCAGATCCAGCTAGACCTAAACAAGCTGATCTGTCTGTGCTATGCCACCGATGAAGTGTTGGCAGACGCCGGTGCCCTGGAAAGCATCATCAGGCAAGGCTTCGCCAATGAGATCGGGTTCATGCTGGACGATGCCATGATAAACGGCAGCGGTGCCGGGCAACCCCTGGGGATCCTGAACGCCGGATGTATAGTGTCTGTAGGTGCAGAAGCGGGTCAGGCAGCGACGACACTCGTATATGAAAACATCGTCAATATGTGGGCACGCTTGCTGGCCAGAAGCCGGCCGACTTCGGTATGGCTGATCAACCAGGATTGTGAGCCGCAACTGCACACCATGAGTCTGGCCGTGGGCACAGGGGGTGTTCCGGTGTATCTGCCAGCGGGTGGAGCATCGGCCAGCCCGTATGCTACCCTGTATGGCCGGCCGGTCCTACCGATCGAGCAGTGTCAGACCCTGGGAACCACGGGTGACATCTACCTGGCCGACTTTGCTAATGGGTATATCCTAGCAGAGAAGGGCGGGGTTTCCACGGATGTAAGTATTCACGTGAGATTCATATACGACGAATCAGTTTACAGATTCGTTGTGAGAGTAGATGGCCAACCTGTGCTAGCTTCTGCGATCACGCCGGCACATGGAACCAACACCCAGTCCCATTTCATCAAGCTGGATGCCAGAACCTAGGAGGTGAGAACAAATGGCGGGAATCCGAGGAGCACAAGAGAATAAGATTGTACCCATCCTGGCAAGTGCCAACTATGGCGCTGGCGTGGTACTAGATTCAATCAACATGAGGAACATGCACAGGGCGACAGTGATTATGACGTTTGGATCGGTGACTGGCAACGCAGTCCTGAAGGTGTACAGCGGGGCAACTGCGGCGGCCAAAACATCCACCATGGCATTCGATTACGCCTTTTCCAGCGGCACAATTGCGTCATCGAGTGCAGATGTTCTGGGGTCAACCACTACGGCCACCGCGGCATCAGGGGCCACCATGACAGCTGCCAGCGTGACCAGCGCCATGATGGTCCTACAAATTGATGCGTCAGAGATGGACGTTGCCAATGCCGAGGAATGGCTAACGCTGGACATCAGCAATGCAGCATCGAGCGGTATATGCCATGCGGTGGCAATTCTGGCACCGAGGTATACCAGTGACCAAAGCGCCACGGCATTGTAGTTTCCCCATGGCCGGCTAGGGCTGCAGCCTGAAGCGTGGCACTCCCGGGCCACTGCCGGTCATAACACCGGGCAACGGGAGAAGTGGTATGTCATACTATAGTGAGATAGCGGGGCGAAGCCTGATAAAGCTATTATCGCCCATGCTGGAAAAAGGGCTGATCAAGAGGCGCACTACGGATGGGAAATTCTATGCTGAATATCAGGCAGCATGGAACACCCCATGGGTGCATGTTAAGCATCTGTTTTTGGTCAATTGCCATGTTTGGAAAAACATCACTTTCCATGAAATTGTGGAGAAGCAATTGCCACCCGACAGGCGATTTGTGCCGGCCGGGTGTCAAGCGTGCTTCAAAGTGGTGGTCAGGCCCCAGACAGTCAAGCAACTATTTGCCTTGGAACAGCTACAGATACGGCTGGACCATCCGAGCAAGTGCGGCATTGAGATCCGGCCTGCGGTGTTTGGCAACTATGGTGGCTATTTCTATAACCGGTCCCTGGATGAAGGCCTGGAATGCTACAAGAGGGTTCGCCGGGCAGTGTCCAGGGACCGCAAGCTGGGCAAGAACATCCCGGTGTTCCTGAAGCGTGCTTGTACCGAGATGGAACATGCTATAGGACCGAGCAATCAATGGCAGATCATGCCGGGCCAGATTGAGTTTGAGCAGCAAATCCAGTATCACTTTGCTGATGTGCCGGTGCTTGAGCAAGCCGACGATGCGAAAGAGTATGTCAGGATGACCTGGCTTGATAGAGCGTATGATATTGGGGATGAAACAGTCCTGGAGTATAATGACGGTATGCCCCTATATCCCGCCTATGTCACCTATCACCACTTAGCGGAGCAAAAGCATGTATCAAGAAGACGTGTTGACAGTGCAGGAGATGATAGCAGCAGCCCTGGCGAAACTACCAGCACCGGTGGCCAAAGCATCGAAACCAGCAAAGCTGACAGCGGAGCAGATAAAGGGGATTGATTCAGCTAGGACGCTGAAAGACCTGAAGGCTGCCGTGCTGGATGCACTAACCTGATCCATTGTAACCATAGGAGGTTGCACTATGCAGACCAGAGCATATTGGACACGTAATAACATGACATTTCGGGATGAGACCCATGGGCCAACTGCCGGGGGTTCTTTCTGGCAATTCTGCCCAATGGTGGCCATGACTGATCCGAGTGTGGGCAGTGTATTCTATGACGATTTCTGGGAACAAGACAGCACCAAGGCGGCACAGTCCGGAGTCTGGACCATTGTGGAGGATGATGGTGCGGGCGGCACGGATGGTGTGCTGGATGCCCGGGGTGGTCAGTATCAGCAATTCTGCGACGGCGATGATAATGACGAAAGCTATCTGTCTACCACCAATGAGCAGTGGATAATCACAGCGGGGTATTCCCTGTGGATGGAAGCCCGGGTGCGGTTTGTCGAGGGTAACACCAATGATGGCAACTTTATCGTGGGCATGACCGATGCGGCCGGCGCCAATATGCTGCAGGATAATGGGGCAGGACCGGCGGCCAGCTATGATGGCGCAGTGTTCTGGGTGCTTGAAAATAGCCTGGTGGTGAACTTTGAAACCAGCAACGCCGGCACCCAATCGACGGCCACCACATGCGGTAGTCATACCACAGCAAATCTGGCCAACTATGGCATCTGGTTCCGGACAGAAAGCACCAGCGATACGGTCGCTGTGGTAACACCGTATGTTGACGGCACAGCCTATACAGCCAGGAACATTACCCTGGCAGGTTTGGCCGAGATGGAATTTACGGTGGGTGCCAAGAGTGACGGCAATGCCGAGGAATCCATCATCATCGATTATGTCAAGATAGTGCAGATAAGGAATTAAGGAGGTGATGCTATGGCCATGACCTTGGTCGAGGAAACTTACGGGTCATTCAAGAAAATCAAGGCCACCTGGGTGGAAGCGTCTGCGGTAGCCACGGCCACCACTACCAATGCGTATAATGGCAAGGTCCAGATGCTGGTAACGGTGCCGGACGGATCCAGTGCCCCTGCAGCTAACTATGACATCACGGTGAAAGACCAGAGCAGCGTAGACGTTCTGGCAGGCGCTGGTGCTAACCGGTCATCTGCATCTACCGAGACTGTATTATCAGCATCGATGGGGGCAGTGGCTAATGATACCCTGGCTTTTGCGGTGGCCAATGCGGGGTCCAGCAGTGGCGCTGGTACGATATATCTGTTCATACGTTAGGCGGTGATTGACCATGATAGTCACCTTAGACACAGCGCCAGCGGTTGAGCCCATCAGCCTGGCAGAAGCCAAGGAACACATACGGCTGGACGGTGGCACCTTTGCCGAGGATATCACTACCAGCCAGACCCTGGTGCCTGATGCATGGGCGGCTGGTACGCATGACGGGACCGGGATAGATGTCAGTGGGTCCGATGTGCTGGTTAACCTTGACGTGGGCACGGTGACGGCCACCTGCACGGTGGATGCGGTGATCCAGGAGTCCGATGACGATAGCACGTATACCGACTGGGGCACGGCATTTGCCCAGGTGACCACTGCCAATGATAACACCCTGTATGAGAAGGCTTACACGGGCACCAAGCAGTACATCAGGGTCCGGGCTGTGGTGGCCAATGACGCTGGTGACTTCTCCGCATCGGTAATAGAGGGGGCAGCCACCAGCACAGAGGACACGTATATCACGGACCTGATCACCATGGCCCGGGAATGGGTGGAGAGTTACACCAGAAGGGCCCTGATTAACCAGACTTGGCTAATGTACCTGGATGCGTGGCCATCAGGGGATGCAATTACTCTACCCTTCGGGAACGTGTCAACCGTGACCCACGTGAAATATACCGAGAGTGACGATACCCAGAACACCTGGAGCAGCAGCGAGTATGATGTGGACACAGACAGTATTCTGGGCCGCATAGTCCTGGGCTACGGTGAGAGTTTCCCATCATTCACGGCCAGGCCTATGAATCCCATCGAGGTCAAGTGGGTCTGCGGCTATGGGGCAGCGGCAACCAATGTGCCCGAGCCCATCAGGGCGGCTATTAGGATCTTGCTAGCTGACTATTACGAGTTTAGAGAGAGTGGGATTGCTGGTACTATATTCACCAAGACTGGAAATGCTGAACGCATATTGTATCCCTATAGGATATTCACACTATGATGGCAGGCGACCTGAGGCACCGTGTAACGCTACAGTTTCAATCCATTGCCAGGGGTAGCTATGGAGAGGAAACGGTTACCTGGACAGACCTGGCGACCATCTGGGCGGGTATTTGGCCTATCTCTGCCAAAGAATACTTTGACGCTGACCAGAGGCAATCAGAGGTTACCCACCGGATCCGGATCAGATACCGATCGGACGTGAAACCCACCAGGCGGTTTGTGAAGGGCAACCGGACGTTTGAGATTGAAACGGTGATCAACAAGGATGAACGCAACAGGCAGGTTGATTGCATGTGCATCGAGCGGGTGACATGAGCGATCCTTTTAATCCATGGCGTAAGGGCAAAGACCCTGACACGGTATTGAAGGCGCTAGACGGTATAAAGGCTGACATAAAGCCCGGGGGTAAGCTGGTGACCACTGTTGTGGGTGATGCTGCAGACATCATACGGGATCGGATCAAACGGGAAGCACCCCTGGGGCCTACTGGCAATCTAAGGCGGTCTATATATGCCAGGATGAGGGACGGTGGAAAGTTTGCAGAGGTAGGTGTAGAATACAGCATAGCACCACATGCCCACATGGTTGAGTATGGCACAAGCCGGGGCCAGACGCCCAATCCTTTTTTTAGGCGCGGTGCTGGGTTTAGTGAGATACCGGCCATATCAATGATGCTGGACAAGATGGCTGAAGGCATAGACGAGCACTGGTAGACACGCATGATCCGGATAGAATGGACAGACCAAGCACTGGACCGGGTGGTATGGACCGACCACGGTACCGCTGTGATCTGGGAGGACCGGGGCTTGGCACTTGAGGACGGCATATACAGCAAGCTGACCAACGCGGCAACCATTACAGCCCTGGTGGACTATCGCATATACCCCGGCTTTCTCCCACAGGATGCAGCTATGCCGGCCATTAGCTATTGGCGGGTTACAGGTGCCAGGGAGCATGGCCAGGGTACGGACCCGGGGGTGGCAGAACCGGTGATACAGTTTGACATCTGGGCGGCTGCATATCCAGCGGCACAGAACATCGGGGATGCATTGAGGACACTGCTGCAGGACGGCCGGGGCACCTGGGGGAGCACAACGGTGATCGGGGTACTATACCAGGGGGATACGCATCTGTATGAGTCCGATCAGAAACGGCACCATATAGCTGCTGAGTATAATATATGGCATTTGGAGAGTAGAACATAAACTGAGGAGGTAAGACGTGGCTTATAACACTGTTCCATTTCATGGCAAGGCGTGCCGGGTGGAGAAAAACAACGTGGTAATGGACTATGGATCAGGGTGGACCCTAGACGTAGTTCTGGAGATGGGTGATACCAGCCGGTCGGGTCAGGATTGGACCGAGGCTATTGCGGGTCAAGCCAGTTGGTCAGGTACGTTTGTGGCCGACCTGGTGCTGGGCAACACCGAGCAGAAGGCCTTTGTGGATAACATCATCACGGCAACACCTGGAACGAAGCTGACCGATGTGAAGCTTCT